TCGTTTTGCGGCTGGTCAATCAGGGCGGATAAAAGCGAACCATACTGGCGGCGCATCACCCTGGAGCCGATCGGGGTCAGAAAAATGTCGCTAATCGACTGCCGGATATGATCGAGGTCGGTCAGCGCGCCGCCGGTTTCGCGGTTCATGCCGATATATTTTGCGGTTGTCATATCGGTTCCCCTGTCTGGCCGCCGCTGTCGCCAGGGTGTTTATGCTTATCCAGAACTTTGCCGTTTGATGAAAGTTTGCCGCCGGTATGCGTCACGTCGCCTTTCATCGTTGCGCCCTTTGTGACTTCCAGTTTCGCAGTTTTGAGCAGCGTTGTGCATTCCACTTCGGGCGAGTCGAACAGGATTTTTACCGCTGCTTTGATGGTTGCCGTCTGTATGCCGGTTGCGGCCAGTGCGCCCGTTTCCGGCTCGTACTCGATCACCGCGCCGTCAGGGAATGACCAGTACAGTGCATCAGCCGAGGCAGACGGAGCCGGGTTTTCATCCGAGAAAATACCCGGCAGCACAAAGCCGGTATCGAGTTCGCCGCCGAGGCACAGAACAAGCACCTGCTCGCCCACTGACGGCGCATTCCAGGAGCGGGTTTTACCCGCACGGGCGCTCAGCCAGTGCAGCCAGTTGGTTGTGTTTTTTCCTGTATCGACACGGCACAACCCGCCGTCAAGGTTGACGGCGGACACGGTTCCTATGCGGATTAGGTTGCGCAGCAGGCGCTGGATTTCTGAGATTTGTTCTTTCATGGCTGGAAGAATGCCTTGCAACTTGGGCATTCTCCATTCGAGGTTGTTTGTTGTTATACCAGCAAACGATGATAATGGACTTCGCTAGTACTAATTCAATTTAATATGTTTATGCTCTTTTATCTGTGTTCTCAATTCAAAATCGATGAAGTCAGTTATTTGCTCAATGACTTTTCTCCTGCCGAACTCAAATGAATCACCTGATAAAATATAATGATACTCATCATTAATTATGAATGTTTCTATTTTAATACCAGCGAAATCACAAAGGTTGTCGTAAAATTCAAAAAGATACCTAATCGAAGCTGCTGAATCTTTAGTAGTCAGGCCTAAAGTTCTATATCTATAACCAGCAATAGGATTTGTTTGTAAAGACCTTTCTGTCAAATCAAGTATCTCGGTCAAACCCAAGTGCAAAGCTAGTTTATATACTGATGGGCAGAAGTCGACGACATAACGAGACCAGGTTAACTCAGGATTTTCATTCTTGATTATAGAATCCAGCAAAACAATTAGTCTTTTTAATTCATTGCTTACCCGCATAAAGGCGACGACATTAGGCACTGGTGTTCCATCCACTGGCTTACCAACAAAAAAAGCTTTATGTACCCTCGGGTGCACATTGTTTTTTACTTTGAGTTGACCTAAGTATTCAACCTCGCCAACCTGATCAAAATAGGAAAACATTTCCTTCCTATGAGAGTGAAATAAATCAAGGTTATTTTTTTGCTTTGTGTTTTTAATCTGCTCTGCGGTCTGTTGGCTTCCATGAAATCTTGCCACCAAAATTGATAAAGGTAAGCTTAACGACAGTATAGCCAAGGGCAGTGCGCTAATTTCGGTGAACTTTTTAAAACCCTCTGCATCGAGCCTTAAATCATACCCTTCCCAAGCGTAGGATGAAAATTCTAAAAAATATGTAAATGGAGTAAAAATAGACAACCACAGTAACCCCTGCTGCATCAAACCTTTATCGGGATGAAGAGTAAAAATAAACTTAAAAAAACCCGATTTTCCTAGCAAATTTCTTGCATCTGATCCTTTACCGGCTACTAACCATAGCCAAGCTGAAACAATAGTAAATGAGTAAATAGCAGGCATAACAAAAACGTAAAGAAAAAAATCCAATTCATCAAAGTTAATCATATTTCCCAGTATTTTATAAGCTCAGGTTATGCGCCTGAATGTAATCTATTTATAACTAGGTTTTCAATCATCTGCAGCTGGCTTTCATTTAATCCCAACAATGGTCTAGCTTCATACTGGATGTCTTCCCCCGCCTTAGATGGTCGATCTCTTAACCCAAATTGATGCACACGGGCCATACGTTGCACGTTGCCCGCAAACTCGATCACGGCCTCATTCGGGCTGGCCTGCGTCTTCATGTACTTAGCCGTGCGCAGCTTGGCGAACATCTCGCGCTTTATCCGGCCCTTTTTGCTGCGCACCGGCTGCGTTTTGCGGGGCTTAAACGGCGTGCCGTCGGGTGCCTGCTGTCGCTTGATGTTCTGCTGCTGACTCGCGCGCAGCTTGCGGCCAATACTGCGCGCCATTTCTTTACGCGCCGGGGCTGACAGGCTGCTGATAAGCGCCTCCAGACGGTCATTTACCAGCTGCAGCTCGCTCATGTCTGTAACTCGCTGACCAGCTCACCTTTAACGTAAAGCTGCACCGGCCGCGCGTCATTCTCCGGCAGCGGGTTCTCGCCGACGTGGGTCACGTGCAGCCCGTCGTCGGCCTGCTTCACGATCACGCGCTCGCTCAGCTGCAGCTCAATGCTGATATCGCTGGCCGTGTCGCTGATAACATCCGCCTCAAAGGTGAAGCCTGTCCGGCGCTTTTCCTCGCTTGCCATAATGTCGGGTTCATTCGTTCGCAGCCAGGCAAGCAGCGGCACGATCAGCAGGTCGATGTTACCGGCGTAGTCGGTAATAACCATGTTAAGCCGGTACTGGTATTCAAACGACAGCGAGCTGGCAAGCGTCGAGACGATGCGCCCGCTGTCGATAAACACGTTCAGCGCGTCAGGGTTTCGCTGCAGCTCCGGCACGCTGTCGGTCAGCGCCTGGCGCAGTTGTTGTGGTTTCAGCATCGTGTTGTTCCTGGCAGTCTTTGATTATTTCGACCTGCAGCCCGCAGGCGGCGAGTGCGGCCTCAAGCTGACGATTGTCAGCCGCCAGATCGCCAGCGGTTTTAAGGCTGTTTCCCGGCACCGGGCAGCTTGTCACGCGCGGACACCCAATCCAGATAATCTCTGGCGCTGGCGAAGGCCGGGCGGGCGTGCAGCCGGATAACATCGTCAGGCAAAGCAGCAGCAGACCAGTCACGCAGTATCGGATTCGCATCGGTTTCTCTCTGTATGGTCATTTCACGGTTAAGCGCGGCCGTGCTGGCGCGTCCCTGCATCAGCCGCAGCTCGGCCTCACGTTTCTGGCTGGCCCTCGCATCTGCATCCAGCCTGGCTATCGCTTTATCGCGGCTTTCGATACCGGCCGACAGCGTGCCGATAATGCGCTGCGCGCTGGTCAGATCGTCTCTGGCGACTTTCCACTGCCAGCCAGTCACGCCCAGCGCCAGCAGAGCCACCGCCAGAAGTAGAGCCATCAGGCGCGTCATTTGACACCCCGCAGGCAGTAGGCTGTTTCCGCAGCGCGGCGGTTTTCCAGCCCGCGATTTTTCACGCCCTTAACGAACACCCAGCGCCGCAGCTCATTACAGGCATCAAGCCAGTGCTGCAGCCTGATGTAACGGGCAAAGGTCGAGCTGCAGGCCGCGCGCACGCCGACGTTAAAGGCGAATGAAACGGCCGTGTCATAGATCGGCTGTGGCATATCGCTGCGCATACAGGCATCGATCCCGCGCTCGACGCGCATCACGTCATACACCAGATTGACCGCCGCCTGTCGCTCGCTGATCTGGCTTTGCGGCGTCACGCCCTCCGTGTGACCGATGCCGTTAGTCCAGACTCCGGCGCTGCACTGATAGGGCGAGGTGCGGCACCCCTCGGCGTTGGCGATAAGCGCAAGCCCGGCCTCGGACGTTTTCAGGGTTTTGAACTGTGGCAGCAGCGCAGCAATTGCCAGCACGGCCACCACGGCGCAGCGTTTAACGGTCTGGCTCAAGGTTCACCCCCCGCAGGCGCTGCAGCTCGTAGGTTTTACGGCGGTAATGCCAGTTGATGAAGAACGTCGCCACGTTAGTGATAAGCGTGATAACGGCCACGCCGGAACCGACCATAAAGGCGATATCCTGTGGCGTATGACGGCCGAACCACATCAGGATGAGGCCTATCAGGTAGTTGATCACAGAGCTGATTTTTTCCATTTTTAGTCCCACAGGTTGACGGTTTCACCTGCTGAAGATTCCGGCAGATCAGGCAGCGTCACCTCGCAGCCGTGCGGCAGCACCGGCCCGCTTTCGGCAAGGCCCGGATTAGCAGCGTAAACCAGCTCGACGGCCTGACCGGTACGCCCGTAATAGCGCTGACAGATTTCATCAACGGTATCGCCCTGCTGCGCGTAAATGTTCATCAGAGCAGATCCACAATGCAGCCAGGCTTACCGGCGATGCGGCTGATACTGAATCGCGCATCGCGCCAGTACTCGTCGGCGCTCGCCTCGATTTCGCCCGCTTTTTTCGTGCCGCTGGCGTCGTAGCCGCGATAGCGCTCGACGATGGTGGCGGCAGTCAGCGCGCTGACGGCGGCAAGGTACGCAGTGACCTTTTCGCTCTCGCCGTCCAGCGATTCCGCAGGCACGTCGGCCAGCACCTTAAAGCCCGCTGCCATCTGCGCGGCGCGCCAGTCGTACAGCTCGGCGTTTACTTCTGAAATCGCCGTTTTCACGGCAAGGCGCAGGCGCACCGCCGTGACCGTTCCCTCATAGCGCAGCGAATCGCGCAGCTGCAGCAGGTCAACATCAGGCCAGAAAAACGTATTCTTTACCGGCGGCTCGGCAGCGTCTGCCGGTCGCGGGGCGGGGATAACAACCGTGTTATTCATAATCGGCCTTTGAAATAGGTGGGCGGTGGAGGACGGCGCAGACACTGAAAGTGCGTTGCCGTCCTGCCGCCCGTGCGCGGGGTCGCGTTCGGTCAGCGGCTGGCGATGGCCTGTTTTTTCATCGCCGTTCCCAGCCGCTCAATGTCTTTTTTGACGCCGCAGCCGTCGTGCAGCTGATGCGCCCTTACAAGGTGGGTCATCGCCTCCGAAGCCCTGCCCGCATCGCGAAGCACATACCCGGTTATCTTGTGCAGCTTGGCGCGCACCTGATCGGGCATGTCTTCAGATTCCGTCATCGCAATGGTTGCCAGCAGCGGGTCTGCATCGACCGGCTCTTTTGCCGTCCAGGCGCGCGTTGCCGCGCTGGCGACTTCCTCGGCCAGCAGATAAGGCAGGCTGGCGCGTTTGAAGCCGTCAGGCGAGACAAGGCCATGCGTCAGCGCGTACCGGGCAATCTCCAGCGCGCCGGGCACGTCGCCCGCATCGAGCCGCCAGATCATGACGGTCATCAGCACGGCATCCTGTGCGCCTTTGCCTTTCTCCAGCACGCCGGACACCCACGGCAGGTACTCAGGCAGCAGCTGACGCTTCATTTCCGCCTTGCGCTCGTT